TAAGTCAATTGATCCTTCAACGTTAGCGCCGTACTTCAGTAGAATATATGCGCTGAATTTTTTTCGTTCTTCATCATCAAAACTATCATAAAAGTCACGATTTTTACGATTCAAATTTGATAGTTCGTTACTGAGACTTAGTTTATCACTCATGTTTGATCTTTGATAGGATATTGATAGCCATACTGTGCGTATATCCACCGAACAAATGTTTCTATTTGTTCACTGTTTTCTGGATAACTTTCTAAGAAAATTTTAGATAATCTATCTATCGCCTGGACTAATTCTGGTTCAGTATACATGTTACCACGCTTTGGTATAATTAACAATTTCACATTGTCTACTGATATCTTTTACAAAGTAGGCACATAATGATCCCTCAGTTCCAGTTTCTAGCGGCACTGCTAATAATTGACCGGATTTAAGTTTAGGGAAATACCATTTTACATCCTGGTAGATATCAACAACTTCAACTGGTAGAAATGCTGGCCTAAAACTTGATAATGGATTAAAAGCAAAAGCACTAAAACCACGATCATTGATGGATGTTAGAGGTACTACTTCTAAATCTCCAACTTCTGATTCACCAATTAACAGTTGCCAATCTATAGGCATTTTGATTATACTATTGCCTATTCGTAAAACTAATGCGGGAGCATTAAAACTTTCTAAAAATATCAGTGGTATAAAGAAATAATCTGGGTTTTTCGCATCACTATTATCTAGCACACAAAATCTAATATCATCGACCTCCTCGGGTATTTCGTTTATTTCATAACTTGAATTGTTTTCTAAAACTAATAATCTCATTGCCAATTAACCTTTTCCATCGTGTAATTATACTCTACTTCAGTGTAGAATTCTTTTCTTTTAGTTAAATGACGCTTAGAAAACTTACAGGAACTTGTAATATCCCAAATCTCAACGTGGTCCTTATCGTGTGCTTTACGAAGGCCACGACCAATTGATTGAATTGTTCGTACAAAACTCTTACCTGGCTCTATCAATACCACATTGAACAATCTGGGTACATTGATACCTACTGCTGCTACTTGATAGGTAGCAACAATAGTTTTACCATCGGCCAGAGCAATACTTTCATATTCGGCTTGACGATCTTTGTTTTTGGTATTACCTGAAACAAAAACAGAGTTAGGCAATAGATCAATCAATGCTTTGCCTGCTGAGATTCGATCTACCAATACTAATGTATTACCACTCTTGGATATTTTGTCTACTAGTCCAGCAATATACTTTACACGATCATCATCTTCCAGTAAGAATTTTAGTTCATTCTGATAGTTTTTGAATTCACGATGGTCCTGTAGTTGTACTATATTAACGTGACAATTTGCTAGAACACCTTTATCCTGTAATTCAACAGCAGTCAATTTACTAATTACGGGACCTATACATACTGTTAATGCGGTAGAAGCAAATTCTTCTTTTGGTATAGTTCCAGTCAAACCCCATCTGATTGGTATATGTGACATTACGCCAGATAACATTGATTTCAATTGATCGGCTTTGGCGCCATGACAATTTGAAACCACGGCGCCCGCAACTACATAATTATGATCATTTTTTATGTGTAAATTATATACAGTTTCTGGCTTATTAATTTCAGTCTTTTTTATAAGTTTCATATATTTTCTTTATTTTGATAGATGTTCGTTCGTCAAAGAGAGAATAATCTATAAATGTAGTTTGTTCAATCAACCACTGCTTTGTGGCCAATATACATTGATATTCGTTGATCTCTGCCCAATTTAAAAGAGATTTCCATTTAGCACGAAATACATCATTCTTGGTCATCTCAACTGGTTTAACCTCCGCTATTATTTTATTCAAATGATCAACAAAGTCAACGATGTAAATTTTTGTGACGCCATTTATTTCATACTGGATTCTGAGCGTTTCAAATTCAGAGTCGGGATACAGATACTGATACCATGCTTCCCAACTGGATCTATATTTTTTGCCGGAAAATGACGATTCCCAATGAGTGTTTCTATTATTTGAGTTTGGTGTGAATTTGCCTTCTAGTATTTTTTCTTTCATTGTCAGAGATTTTATTATTTTCTCTTCCGAAGAATATACCTTTCCATAACAAGGATTATTCTCACCTTTACGATCTTCGCTAATTTTCATCAATCTTTCATCAATGTCTTTCGTTAATCCCTTATTCCAACTTTTAACTAATCCAACAGTCCCGGCATTCCAAGGCGTGCCATTATTCAAGTTTAATTTTATTTTTTCACCATGATCTTTCTGACATTTTAAACCACCGAGGCTAGCCAGTGTTGATTTTATATACTGAACAATGTCTGGGTTGAGGAAAATTTCATCATGGTGTTTTTTCCACAAATCTGTTTTTTTACTAAAAATTCTAGATATAAAATTATATCTCTCATTGTTTTTTAAAACAATGCCGTTATTAAATTGAATTTCTTTGCCAGTCCAATTTACAATCAACACATTTTGATTGTAAGACAGTAGCACATTGTTTGCCCTGTTCATCATTTCCTCACCACTCACTTTCATAAACACTCCTGCCTTAGTATTATGTATTTATGTTTGTTGAGATTATTTCGTGATTTTCGTTTAAGTCGTCTGCCCTAACCCATCCTAAATTAGTCAAAAATTTATGATTGCCAGTAACTTTTATTATTGAACCATTATCAAATTCCATTTCATACATTTTTTCCGATGACGAATTTGTAAGGTTTTCGTGTCTTTTAACAACAATGTCTTCCTTGAATTCTCCAGTAGTCTCTGAATAGTTCAGCACAATATCTCCTGACTTTATTATTTTTATTGGCACATATCCTGTCGGCGTGAGCACCAATGAATCGCCATCGAAGCACTCGTCAATAATAACACACACAGTATCATTCAAGAAATCTCCAATCGTGTATGTGGCACTACCATCCTGCGTATTTTTTATGATAGATAGAACACTTTGCCACGTACAAATTGTATGACGTTTGCCTGTTTCCTTACGATCACCGTAATATACGCCAACATCTAGGCCTAAATTGATGTAATCCGCTTCAGTTTGTGTTACCAGGGATTTATTAGGTACGATAACAATAGAACGTCCATAGTCTTGTACTGAATAACTTAGTGCTGCCGTGATTAATGTTTTACCCGCACCAGTTGGAGCAACTTGAATACACTGTGGATTTTCTAAGAAGTTATTAACAACTGCTACTTGATAATCACGCAGCATAATGGGTTGACCTGCTAGGGTATGTTTTTCTGGCCACATTGTGGTAGAAAATGTATCTTCGCGTATTGAAGAGAAATTATAGGCAGTGCCATAAGTTCGTTGATCATCAATATCAATGTCGTATCCAGCGGCATCCAGTAGTGGCAATATCTCCGGCAGTAAATTGATATACGAAACACCGCCTATACTGAAATATGATACTTTGCCACTCCAACGACCAAGACGCACACTGGGCAAATATCGTGCGCCTGGGATTTCATACTCAAATTTTCTACTTAAGGCACGACGCTCTGCTAAATCTAGACCCTCTATCTTTAGATTTACTTCGTCCTTAATTATGATTTTACATTGTTTCATCTTCTACGATTATAATTTTTTCTGCGGTTTTCATCATGGTATTTTTCCTTACACCAATCAATACAGGAGTTTGTGAAATAAAAAGTTTCACAGGCACATTTGAATCTGGCCATTGATTAACTAGATGATTTACATCGTCATGCTTGAATTTGTGTAGGGCTCTAAATGAGTTAAGATATGAATATACTGGCGTTCTATCCACCGACGCAGCATATTCAATAATTTTCTCAAAATCAAAATCGCCTAAGTTTATCTTTGTGATTTTGTTAGTTGCGATTTTTCGCAGGATTGGATCCTCAACACTGGCCATAAACTTAGATGATACTTCATCACTAACAGTGTAACCAAGAGTGGATGAATAGTCAACTAATTTAGTTAAATTGCTATAGTCAATACTGCCTATGTGAGTTTCAATGTACTCAAGTAATGATCTTTCAGCATTAGTAATAGTTAATTTACCATATACATCAGTTAGTTCAATCCGGTATGGTTCACGCTCTAATTTGATCATTTGATCATATAGATGTAGAATATCTGAATCATAGTTAAAGTGTAGTTCATTACATACTACTTTAATATAATTTAAACTATATTCAGTAAGTGGTAATACCCACGCTTTTTGATTACCGTCGAACCGAGCATAGGTATCTTCAGAACTTTTTAGATTTCTGAATTTAGAAATAAGATCGGTATTATATGGAAATTTAACTACGAATTTGTTATCATCTATACTAACACTCATGGTGTTATTGATTTTTCTAATAGGCAATCTAAAATTATCAATGTTATCTGGCATATCTATGCCATTTTTTTCTAATTGTTTACGATACTTTAGTACGATATTCTTGGCAAGTGTTGCTTGCTTTTCTGTAAAGCCTAAATTCCTAAAAAGAGTTTGATTACAGAAACTCTCAATAATATCTACATCATATCGTGCTAGGCTAATAGATGATGGCTTTCTATCAAAAACAGTAAAAATGTTTTTTACTTTGCCTACATCATAGCCACCTATGTATTCAATGTAATCTTCTACATGATCAAATTTTTTCAACATTACAATAAATCCGCATCATATGATTGAAGAATTTTATTTGCCCACTCAAACGCAATCTTTGCTTCATCAACTAAATCTATATCCAACTTTTGTTCTAGTTTTTGAATTAATTGAGAACGATTTGGAAATGTTAAACTAGGACTATTGATACCTAACACACGATTGATCATCTGACCGCCATACATATCACCCATATGCCACACATACAGATGTGCGAGGATTCTACGATCCTCAATGGGTATAGTATTCAAATACTTGTAATATTCTACAGTAGCATCACGATAGTGAAATGTGTCTGATTGTGCTGTACATTCAGCATGTAAATCATTCTGTTTATTAATTTCAAGGATATCCTCGGTATATCGTGATGCTTCAGCAGTATCTTCAATCACCTCATAAAATAGTGATTTTTGATACATGAAATCATACCAAAGTTGGCGCGGCAACTTACGTTCAAAAATTGCCCGCATAAATTTTGTACTTTCAACTAGTACATGACTATCTCGGGTGTATTCTCGTAATATACTCATTGTTTTTGTTTTCTTAGATTTTCAATTTCATTGGCTGCCTCTTCTAGGATATCAGCGATCCTGTCTGGCCTACCTTCCTGTACACTTTTACGATCAGGAATTTGTCTACGGATCTCTGCCCGCTTGCGTAGACGATATACTATATCATTTTCGTCAACAATTTTAGGTCCAGGACAATCAGCATCTTTGGTATTAATAAACATGATTGCGTCGCATTCAGAACAATAGGTCAAGTCTGGCATTCCAAATGCCAATTCATCATTCTTCCACTTGTGTTTCATTTACGATTCCTAATGTTTCTGGGCTATGATCAATCCAATGACGATCTCCAACAGTATACATATACGCATCTTCGTCCTCAATGACAAAGGTTAAATCACTGTGATTGATATCATAGTCTTGAAATGAACTAGCGAATCGCTCATAAATTCTGATGTAATACTGTCCATCACCACGGTGAATTAATACTCCAGTGCGCCCATTGGCAGATTTTGCTTTAATTGTCATTATTTAATCCTAGGATGAATGTCGTAATCGCGCTCAATATCACCATACTTATATTCTGGCAATAACATAAGAACAAATGCTCCAGTCATACCCATCGCAAAAGTGGCATAAGCCATCAAGTCTACAATAATATACATCATATTCATTTAAACCTTTACCATTAATTCTTTAATTGAAAGCATACATTTTTGAATTTCTGAATTATGTCCGACCGCATAATGTTGTTGACATACCTCAATACACTTTTCTAGAATTAGATCATGAAATTTACTTAGACTGACACCCTCTTCCCAATTATCACGAACAACTCTACCATCACTGTTAATGATGGGATTATTTACTCTAATTGTGGCTGCTTCAATCAGCGGTTTAATCTTTTCGTCCACGATGTATCCTATCCCATAGAAATTTTAGGGTAAAGCCATCCATAAAACCCTGTTTGAATTTGGTCATGGGCGCCCAACAGATATAACCTAATAGGACACCGTTGATCCAGGCTAAAATTATATAAAATGCTATCTCTAAATCAGACATGTAGCGGCTTCCATAGTTTAGCAAATTTTAACACATTAGGTAATTCGCTGTCTACTGTGGGTAATACTACCGCACAAGATTTTTCACCATTTAAGGTATTGTTCTCATGACCTAAGTATACATCAGGTAGATTGCGAATTTTTTCAAATTCTTTTCTGTTTACCCGCACTACACATTTTTTGAAGGAATTTGTCAGCCAATCTTGATATCGAGGATTATCATTGAATTTTAGATGAGCGCCCAGTACCGCATGAGCCACTAAGGTAGGCGTCATATAATCTGGAAACTCATCTAATACAGCGATATATAGCCTCATAGTTGGTATTTTTCTTTAATTTCATTAACGAGGTGATCAGCAGCCCAACTAATATCTTCATTTTGCCAATTGCTAATACCCATTAAAGCAATTTTACTGATACAACTTTGAATTAGGTCTTGGCTATATTTTTCAAAAGCCACAACCACATCAACATCAGGGTCAGAAAAAATACCATTTTTGGTAATATTTAGACCCTGTGCTCGGGCATATGCTACAAAATTTTCATTCATTGTTAGTTCCTTCAATCGCTGGCATAGAGACAATTGTAAGAGTAAATAATTTGCTTCTTAGCAGATTGAAACATTTTATTTACCTTGAAGACCATTAGGACGAACTTGTTGATGCATCCAGTGCTTGCTGGTTTGAACATGACCACTGCGAACCCACTTGGCCACATGGGTGTCGAATTCGCTGTAATCAAAACCTTCTGCTACACGGACAACAAAACCTTCCTTGTTTTCAACATCAAAACCTTCTGCCATACGCTCCAGAAGTTCCAGATCAAACACACCGCGATAGAGAACAGGAACAGATTGAATACCCAGCAGTTCAAAGAACTCTTGAGTATCGTTCCAACTCAGGCACTGAGTGCCGTTCCAGACACTGAAACCCATGAAGTAACTGGGCAGAGAATCGTAAGACACACTATGTTGAGCGTAGAGGTTTTCACCGCAGATACGATAACCTTGGGGAATATCGTGCTTGATAGTGGACCAGAAGTTCTTAACCCAATCACGACTGGGGTGATGACGACTGTCCAGGCTGCGAGCATGAATATGATCGTAGTACATGGAGCAATTTTCACCATCCATCTTCTCAGTGACAACAACCTCACGACCGTTCAGATAGTCCAGAGTAGTGATACGGGTATCATCGCGCTGGAGACCTTGACTGAAAGGCAGATGCGGAGTGCTGGGATACTTGATAGGATTAGAGTTCATGTTCTGCTCCTGTTCGCTAACTTGAATACAGTATAGCAGATGTGCGAATTATCGTCAAATCACTTAGTCTTCTTCCAGAGGGTCTTCTTCCAGAGGGTCTTCTCTAAGAAGATTGTCAATCATTGCCACTTGACGCTGATTCTGCTCGGTGAGTTTCTTGACACGCATCTCAGCGAACCCAGCGCGTGCTTCGGCCTGAACAAACGCATCCAGCATCTCATGCATCAAATCATAAACTTTGTCATGATCATTGATCTCCAGCTTAAGCACCTTAGGAAGAAAGTAATCACGATAGGTACTCATCTCGTCTGCTCCTTGTCTTGCTAAGTGTGTAGTATAGCAGAAGCATTAATATTGGTCAAATTTCGGCTTCTTGGAAGAACTCTGGAGTAGGATTGATGTACTTTACCTTACAATCCCATACCAGGGCCCAGACGATGGAGGTAGGATATGGATTTATTTGTATTTCTAGTCCGCGACCTAATAATATTTCATCTTCTCCGGGGAATTCCGACATTGATTCTATACTTAGCCCAGGAGTTCCTTTCGGCACACGGATTTTTAAGATATTTCGCGTTGGTACAGAGTTATCAACTATTTCATTATTAATAACATCTTTTTTATTTCTACGAATATATTTCATAATATCTTCAGTAACAAATTCATCTATTCGCGCAAATCTAGAAGCTGTATCAAAATCGGTACTTGTACTAATATAAGCAGGAAAGTGTTCTAATACTGGTTGATTTAGTGGAACACTATCTTTATACCATAAGCGAAATGGGCTTTCTCTTGTGCCATGATATACAGTAATACTACGCTTTATTGGATGATGATACATAATATCATCTAACATTTTTATTTCTTCGAGGTTAAGATTATTAGCGTTTGGAACTTCTCTACCTCTATACATTTTGTGTAGTAAATCTGATATATTACCACTATCGGATGTATATTTTTCAATAGTATCCCGATACATTTGATATCGTGGATCATCTGGTTTAATATCTATCTTGTTTAAGATATGTGGGTCAACTATTTCTTTAATTAACATAATGTATATTTATGCTGGTATATATCCTATTGGTAATCCACCAGCATCAGGTGCCACGGTATAAACCATGCCCTTTTCATTCTTAGTAAGATAACCACCACGCTGAACATCTGCACGAACCATTTCTTGTGGAACTTTTTTAACGAAAAATGGGAATTTACTAGCATTAAGACCTAATGCATCCAATACAACTAAACTAGGAACTTTACTACGTGCTTTAGCATCAGTGGGCAATTGACCTGAAAACTTTGTATATCTAGATTTTACTGAATCAGGGCTGGCGATATAGATATCTGGACGATTTTCGTTACTGTTCCATTGAAATACTACATAGCCACCAGCACGATGTGCTTCACTATAACTAGTATTATCTACTGCGCCCGCTAATTTGCTTATCTTTTCTAGAGTTGGACCATCCACAATTTTTTCTAAATCAGAAAATGTTGCTAGTGCCACCGGAGTATTCTTTATGAAACTCATTGACTTGCCACGTTGATACAGTTGTGCTAATTCTTGTTGTGAAACTATTTGATTTGTTTCATCGGCCTCGGATAAAATATCCAAATACTTTCTTAATAACTTTGTGCTCATTGTGTAACTTGTTTGTTAATGTTGTTAATAAATCTCAGGGCAGAGAAATTATTTTGTTCTTCTGCTACCTGTCTGGCAAATTCAATTA